TCTTAAAGGATGAATAATGGATTGTGAAATTTGTAAAGAAGAACTGGACCAAGAGTTAGGATGTGTAAATTGTTTTTGTATCCAGTATTGGAACTTAAACGAAAGCAGCATACCAAGTGATATAAAACAATTAAGAAAGGAAGTAGTTTAAACAATGGAAGAATATAAAACTAAAACAATAGGAGAAGTAGCAGTAGATAGTGGGCAGGTGTTATTGATTGACCCTTGTTACATAAAGAAAGATACATTAGGCAATGAGGAGTTTAATTACGACCATAAAAATAAGAAGTATTTAAACGACCCAACACTAGATAATGAGAAGAACTTTTATACAAGCGTGTGTGAAAGGACATTAGTAGGCAATGGCTATGGAAATGTAAGGTCTGGTTTTGCAACTGGTACAACACATGGAGATGGAACTTACGCAGTCAAAGGTATCTTTAATGATGAAGAACAATTACAGGGTATCTTTATCAGTTTTGTTGATAACATGAACGCAGAGTTTAGCGAAGAAGATATAGAGGACAACTGGTTTACAGAATAGTAACCAGTTGTATAAAAAAGGAGGAATAATGGCTAGATATAGAATTACATATCAAGTTGAAAGAATTGGCTTTGGAGATAATTTAGAACAAGCTATTAAAGATAGTAAATGTTATGAGGAAAATCCATACTCTAATCCATTAGATAGTGCAAAAGTAATTGCAATAGAAGAGGAAGAATAATGGAACATAATCTAAATAAAAGTGTGGAGGTTGTTTAAACATGGTAACTAAAACTAATTACAATCAAATCTTAATTGATAAAGTCAAAGCAGAAACTAGCAAGATTAAATTGTGGGAAATTAATAACCCAAGAGTTAATGCAATGTGTATCAATTTATTAGAAATGGTGGAGCGTGATAAATCTTTTACAAGAGAACAGTATTCATATCTTGAAATGATAGTACTGGCATCTATCAGAGTGTTTGGTAGGAAGGATTTAAGCAGCAAGTTGTTAAGTGAGTTGAATGGATTAGAAGAATTAAGTTACAAAAATATTGTAACCTTTTCTAAACCATAGAAGTCTAAGTAATAGAAAGGAAACAAGATGCCAGGATATTTTAAAGAAGATGGAACTTATGTTTCAACATCTGCAAGTAAAGTATTTTCAGAAGTACAAGCTAGTGTAGATGCAGCGTTTAAACAAGAGGAGGAATAATGGCTAAAAAAATAATAAATCTACAAATAGAAATAGATGTAGAAAAACTAAAAAAAATTTACAAAATGGTGGGGAAAGAAGATTTATTTTCTACAGACTTTGTAAAAGGTTTTGCTAATAAATTAAATATGAAAGACTTTGATGACAATTATGTTATCAAAGTCTTAGATAATAAAAGTAAATAAGAGTTTACTATTAATGACAACAGGTATATAATTTAATTATGTATGAAGTAAGAGCGATTGCTTTAGTTGGTGGAGAAGAAGTACATAAGTTTAATAACGAGCATGACGCGTTAAGTAAAGTGCGAGAGTATAAAGACTTAGGTGGTTACCTTATATCTGTAAAGCAACTCAACACAGAAACAGTATCGTAGTTTAAACAAACTACAACTAATAGAAAGGAAGTCATGGCTAGTAATATATTTAGCACCCCAAAAGAACTAAAGACATGGGCAATTAACTTAGCTAATGCGTGTGGTGGACAGAAAGTAGAGAAGTCTAAGATACTTACACGCATAAATATGCCAAGAGTTAATGAACTGTTAGGACAATTTGAGAAGGACCATACAGTTATGATTATTAATCAACAACAAACACAAGAGAAAGGAGAGGAGGAATAATGTTATCGTGGCAGGGACTAGTGATTATGTTTCTGTTAGGTTTTTTATTTGCGTTTTTATTTCTTTGGTTAGAAATAATAATCAAAGAAGGTTTAAACAACTTTGGTATCTGGATGACAGAACGCAGATTTAAAAAGATGATGAACAGGAAACAAAGATGATAGACATAGATGTTATGTTATTTTATAACAAGACACAATTAGATGAACACAAGAAAGAGATAGAAAAACTATCACAGGCAAGAGTTAAACTAATAAACAAAGCTATCAACGAAGGCATGTCTGTATCTGCAATAGCTAAGAAGTTAGATATAAGTAGGCAGCGTGTTTATAAAATTATTAATAAAAAAGTGTAACCTTTTCACAAGCGAGAAGGTCTAATAAGAAAGACAACAAGGAGAAATTATATGGCTAAATTTAATCCAGCAGAATACGAAACTGTTGAGGATAGATTAAAAATATTCTGGAAAGAAAACCCAGAAGGTAGAATTGAAACAGACATAATCCATATCACTACAGATGGAACATGCGTTACAATTCAAGCACAAATATACAGACTAGAAACAGATGCAAGACCAGTTAGTACTGGTATCGCACAAGAAACTAAGGGTCAAGGTGGCTTTGCTAACGCTGATGCCTGGATGGAGAACTGCGAAACCTCTGCAATAGGTAGAGCATTAGCTAACTGGAAGTATCAAGGTAGCAATAAGAAGCGACCAAGTTTAGAAGAGATGTCTAAGACTGGTACTATGACTACACCTAAAGTAGAAGTGTTTAAACCAGAAGCAGCACCAATGACTAAGGAAGATGCAGTTACTTTAAATAACTCTGCACAAGAGTTTGCAAAAGATATTGGAGCAACAACATCTACAATAGCTGACCAAGTTAATCACATACTAGAAGGTATGATACCTAACACTACTAAGCGTAACGAACTTAAGAAGAAAGTATATGCTGAACTTACTGCTAATGGTTTAAACAAGGACTTAGAACAATGGACAACTGATGATACTGGTTTGTTTATTTCAACAATAGAAAAGGAACTAGAGTTGGTTGATACAGTATCACAAGTCTTTGAAACTAATGTAGTAAAGGTATGCCCAGCGTGTAATACTGCTGGAAATGTAGAAGATAACAGAGAAAAGAAAGCAAGTGATGAGAAGTTTGCAAAGATACCTGACTTTACCTGCAGCAACTATGGAGAGAACAATGGTTGTGGTAAAGGTTTCTACATAGGTAATAAGGAACTACCAGAAGAGTGGCTTTAGAAGAAATAGGTAGTGGTGGACTACAGAAGTTTGTTGAAAGGATTAAGAAACGCTATCCTAATCACAACTTTGATGTGCCACCACCACCAGATACTAAATGCAAATCGCCAGTAGGGTGTGCTGGTTTAAACAACATCACATACTACGACAACGAGGGCAATATATTTTGTGGCAGAAGATACAAAGAAACTAAGGTAGATAATCCTTACGACTGGATGTATAGAGAGTGCCACGCATTATTAAAACCAAGCAAACAAGAAGATAACAGAGAGGAATTACCTTTCTAAAAGGAGAAGAAATGGCAGAAACAACTGATACTAACTATGGATATGATGGACTAAGAAGAATATTTAGTGAGTTAGATTTTGATATGCAGAACTGGGTATCAAAGAAAGTAGATAAAGAGCGTGGAGGTATGCAGTTTAAACTGCCTAATGCTGATGGAGAAATCTATTTAGAGTGGGGAGATTTATACAGACTAGATGTTACCTTTGTGCATAGTGGTAAGAACTTTAATGAAACATTATCTATTGCAGATTTAAAAGAGATAATTAAAACATTAGAAGAACAAAGACAACGACATGTAAATTCACTTAGAGATATGTTAATGAAAGCATTTGGAGAAAATAATAATGAATAAATATAAATTAAATATCACAGGACATAAGACATATATAGCTGACAGTTTAGAACAAGCTAAACAAATGCTGCAAGATGATTTGAAAGTTACGCATAGCAGTTTAAACCTGCAAGAGCGTGTAGCTGAAAAGAAATTTGATATAGATTTATCTAAAGGTATTGAAATGGAAGATACATTTAAAGAATTTCTTGAAGGTAAGAAAGTAGAAGTTAAAAGTGAACGACATATATGGGAATTTTCTGGCAACCATTATGTTGAGTATGAATATGATGGTAAACCTAGTGGTATCTGGGCAACAGAAGCAGACTACTGGGTACTGATGTTGGTGCAAGACATTGATGAAGTAGATGTACCAGTTATGACATACATTATTCCAATAGAGAAGATGAAGGAACTAGCTAGAAAGTATTATCACTTAAATAAAACTAGAGGTGGGGATGATAAGAGAACTAAAGGTGTCTTAGTACCTATAGAAGAGATAGCACTAAGCTGTTTAAACTATGTATAAACCTTTACCAGATTGTCTAACAATTATGCCTAGCAAAATAGAAGGACTGGGATTATTTGCAATTAAACAAATAGGAATTGGTACTACACTTGGTATGACACATTATGAATTGCAAGATGAACCTAATGGATATTTGCGAACACCACTTGGTGGGTTTATTAATCATAGTGATAATCCAAACTGTGAATTATACAACATGGGTATTAAAAAATTTCTAGTTGCTACAAAAGACATAGAACCATTAGAAGAACTGACAGTTACCTATACAATGTACTCTGTTTAAACACTAATAATTTAAAATTATACATTGCATGTATAAAAAAAAATAAAATACTATGTAACCTTTTTGTAACTACTGAAGTCTAAGTAATATAACAAACAAATGAAAGGAGTTACTTTGAGTAACAAAAACCAAAATTCATTCGCTGTAAACGAACTACAAATTGATAAAGTATATGGGGATTACTTTGTCAAAGGAGATGCTGTACAACTAATTGATTGGAGGAGTTTTAAAGGTGCTAATCCAATTAGAGTTAAAGATGTTGAAGGGCAATCACATTTGCAAGAGAATGAAGAAGTATTCAACTTGCAATTTGTTGATGGTACTGAAATAAATTTATCTCATATACAACTATTTAGTATCTTAAATGACCCAAGCCTAAGATACCAAATTAAAACTGAAGCCTGGACACTTAACGAAATAAATAAAGATACTTGGAAAGGTACTATTGCTACTGAACCAGTAGTTAAAGTGTATTAAATTAATCTAATTAAAACCCCTGCCAATTTGGTGGGGGTTTTTTTTATGCTCATTTGTTTAAACAATCTTAAGGTTATCCCAACCTTTTTTATTTACTGTGAAGGTAAGCACACCAGGATGCGACCATAAACCACTACGCTCTGTAAAGTCTATGCTCTTATCTATTGATGGTGCTTGAAACCAAGTACGATTACCTTGCTGCTTAGCACGAAAGTGATGGTAGTGTGCAGTTACCAGTATCTCACTTTGACTAGGTGGTAAGAAGCCATACATCTGACCCTTCCACCAGTTCTCAATCTTAACTTCTGGATTACCACCTGCTCCACCTGTCATGTGTCCATGTGTGAAAGACAACTGCTTATCTTTGACAGTAATAGTTTGATGAAAGCCACTAGGAATAATAACTTCAACGCTGCCATATCTTTCTGGGTTAGCTTTCATTATCTCTTCACATATCTGCATGTGCATAGTATCGCTGTTGTCTAGTCTGCTGGTAAGAACATTGCCTTTACCTGCTCTAGTCATCTCGCCATGATTACCTGGCACACCACAAAGTATTTTCTTTTTAGCAAGTGGAAGGAAGGTTTCAATAGTTTTCATCATCAACGCTCTAGCTAATTGGTATTGTTCAGACAAAGACAAAGAAACATTGAAAGGTTGAGATGCGTAGAAAGATTGGTCGCACCCTTCTGTTAAGTCGCCAAGTCCTACCATGTATATCTCATCTATCTTTACACCTTGCTTACGCAATTCTTTAATACGATTGACTGCATCTTGTAAAGCTACATCATATCTTTTGATTGTGTTAGCAACGCCATAGTCATCCTTACCCAACTGCCAGTCGCTCATAAAATAGAAGAACGCTGTGTCGCCACCCTTATCATATATTTTTATAGGTGGTTTCTTGATAGCATGTTTAAACAACTGTTCAAATCGTTTATCTTTAGCGTGATTTTTTCTTCTTACTATTCCTTTGAAAGCATAGAAGGTTTCTACTACACCACCTTTTAACTGTGCGTTCCAAGATGATGCTTTGACTGCACCTTCTATCTCGTATTCTTCTGGATTGAAACCCCACTCACGCAATATGTCATCAAATTTATTACGATAGTTTGGGTCTGTTCCAACATGTGTGATTTCTCCTAAACCAGTTTCTTCATTAACTTCTATTGAAGGTTGCCACCCTGCTTTATAAAAGTTATTACCTAACTGTTCAGGCGAAAGACTTTTCTTCTTTGTCATTTCTCTCCTTTAGTCCTGTTAATAACAGTTTACAGGAAACCTAAGACAATAAAAGGTTATTTAGATAATTTCTTTTTAGCAAACTCTTTGACTACTACTAAAGCAGCAGATGCACCTGATAGTGCAGCTAACTGTATAGCATTAACATCTAGTCCAACTAATGGAGCAACAGTTAAAGCACCTAGAAATGCTTGAACAAATGTCCAAAGAGTTTTTTCTAAAACAATTTTGTATTCGTCACTCATTTTATTAAGTTTCCTAACTTTAGTTTAGTTTCAATGTTCTCTAGTTTAGCAATAATTGTATCAAGTTTCTTTTGAATAAATTGTGGATGTATCATATCAACTGGACTTTCGTTACTAATTGTGCTAACAACTAACCCTTCTACTATGTGTTGTCGCCAAGCATCTCCAGGACAAGCAGTTTGTTTAAATGATGAATGAGGTCTTAGTTCTCCACCGACTTGTTCGTAGAGCCACTTAACACTTTCAACAGCTTTAGCTGAAGGCTTGTCGGTAGGATTGCTACCACCCAACCAACACACAGCAACATAATGCTTGTTATTAAAGTTAATTTCTTCCCTACTATTGCC